TGCATGACGCACTTGATGCCGGCCTTGTGCGCCGCCGCCAGGATCTTGTCGCAGGTCGCCATGTGCAGCGGATCGGGATTGTCGCCGCGCGGCGCCATGCCGAGCGCAAACGACAGATCGGCCGGGCCGATATAGACGGCGTCGAGGCCGGGGGTGGCGCAGATCGCGTCGAGGTTGGCAAGGCCTTCCTTGGTCTCGATCATCGCCATGACGATGATTTCGTCGTTGGCGTTGGCGACGTAGTCGGCACCGCCATACTGCGCGGCGCGGATCGGGCCGTTCGAGCGGAAGCCGACCGGCGGGAAACGGCAGGCGGCCACTGCGGCCGCGGCTTCCTTGGCGTTGTTGATCAGCGGCACGATGATGCCGTAGGCGCCGAGATCGAGCGCCCGCATGATGTCGTTGGGATTGTTCCAGTTGACGCGCACGAACGGCGTCACGTCGGTCTGCGAGATCGCCTGCAGCATCGACAGCACGTTGTTCCACTCACTGGTGCCGTGCTGGAGGTCTACGCAGAGCGAGTCGAAGCCGCCCTGACGCGCCATCACCTCGGCGGTGAAGCTGTGCCCGACGGACAGCCAGCCCATCGTCGCGGTCTTCTTCTCGCGCCACATTTCCTTGATCTTGTTCTTCCGCATGGTCCGACCTCCCGCTTGTTTATTGATGACGCGCATAGCTGGGTTTGGGCCGGTGGGGCAAGTCGCCGGACTTGCCAAGCGAATGGTGCCCAGGGGCGGGTTCGAACCACCGACACTGCGATTTTCAGTCACGGTCTATGCTTTACATATCAAAGACTTAGACATCAACCACCTGCAAAACCCGTCGCATCTTCCCCTGTGGGTGCAAAACCAGCTAGGAGTCCGGCAGACAGGACAACGGGCGCCGCGTGGGGCCGCGCCCAAGCCGGCAGAATGCCATGTCCGAGGCCGAGGCCAAACGCTATCGCGAGGAACGCGACCTGACGGTTGTGCAGGTCGCCGGCCGCGGCGGCACGTTCCGGGTCCACTGCATGCCCTGCGATCGGCATCGTGACATAGCGGCCCGATCCCTTCCCGGCCGCTATGCCGATCGGACCGTGGCATCACTCCAATTCTCGTGCACGCCCTGCCGGCGCGCGCGTCGCAAGATGAGCATCCACCCGCCGGGCTTCGATACCTGGCATGAGATCCTGTGGCCTATTCCTTTGCCAGTTCCCGCCAGGAATCCGTGAGGGCGACGCTGTGGCCGCCCTCGATCAGCATCCATCCCCGATCGACGGCTAGATTGACGGCGGCGGCCGACTCATCGAGATCGGATAAGCCCGCCAGCGATCGCCATCGTTGGGGCCGCCCATCGGTGGCGTTGTAGAGCGCGCGGATCAGATGGCGCGCGAGGGTCTCGGTGGCGTTGGGCATCGATCATTAGTTAGATTTGTTTGTTAGCACTTAACAAACAAAAAAAGCGCCCGCCCAGCCGTGAGGCCAGGCGGGCAGTTTAGGGAGGAAACACCCCTCGGCCGTCGCGGCCGGATGACGGGGCACCCCGGAGCGGCGACCATGCGCACCGCTCCGAGCTCGTGGCGCCGGATCAGCCCTGTGGCTGGCCCGGCACGAAACAGAGGATCTCGAGCGTCTCATCGTTGATGCAGGCATGGCTGCCGCCATCGGGCGACGGCACGCGCAGGATGCGAGTGGCCGGCACCGGCCGCCACCGCGCCTCATGCCAGATGTAGTGAACACCATCGTCGCCGAGATACGAACGGACCGGACGGCAATCCTGCTTGTTGCAGCAGCTATGCCCGGTGTCCGGCAGCGTCCATCCGCTATATGGATCATGCGCCAGGGCCAGCGTGGTGATGAGCACCACGCCCAAGACGACGCCGGCAAGGCCACCGATCCACCACTTGCGCCGCCACAGTCGCGCGGCGACGGCGCCAATGGCACCGCACAGAAAGACGATGCCGACGATCAGGCCGACGATGAGGCCGAGCGCGCCCGTGGGGTAGCCATGAATTCTCATGACACGCCCGCCGGATCAGCCCGCCCGCCGGCCTCGGGCTCGCGTTCGAGCTCGAAATCGATCAGCCGATCGTGCTTGTTCGCGCACTTGGCGAGCAGCTCCTCGGCCTCGAGCCAGAGCAGAGCAGCCTGGCGACTGTCGGGGTTTGCCGGCACCGTTGCCTTTGAACGGTCGCACGGCTGCAGCAGGGCCGCGTCCGGGCGGCGCTTCACCACCGTTGCCGGCGGTGGCGTTGGCTCGCCGCACGCCGATAACACCGCCAGCAGCGGCAGCAAGAGCAGGGTCGTTCGTGCAAACCTTGTCCGTCGTGACATGGATGATCGTCTCCCGCGCCGGCAGAACCGCGGCGCTGATCGTGTCATTGACCCGCCCCTCGAGCCGGACGAGCCGGCCGGAGAGATCGGAATCCTTTTCCTTTTGAGCGATGATGGCGTCGCGCTCGGCGACCTTGACCTTGAGGTCGCCGACTTCCTCGGTCTTGGTGAGCAGGCGATCGCCCACGAAATAGAGGCCGGCCGAGAGGCAGCCGATGATGACTGCGGCGACGATGCCGACAATGAGCGTCGGGTTCACGGCGTCACGATCCCATAGTCGCACGAGGCCTTGGCGCGCGACCGGCGGCAGAGTTTGAGGCCGTTGCTCGAGCCGTCATCGTTAGTGTTGCCTTCGATGGTCTCGATGCGGTCGCCTGTGTGCATGACGACGATGCCGACATGGACCCACGGCACGCTGCCCGCGCTCCTGACGAAGAACATGGCGCCCGGCTGGATCTGCACGGCATCGAGACCGCGGCGGAAGCGACCGGCACGGCGCGAGGAGTCGGCGATGTCCGGCACCCACAGTGGGGCGATGCTGCCGCCCCCCGTCATCTGGCCCTCGAGGGCGAACGGCAGGGTGGCGCCGAGCGCCGCTGCGGCCTGGCGATAAAGATGCGAGCCTGCGCCCTGACACCACTGGACCTGCAGGCCGCCGCAATAGGCGCGCGGCCATGGTCCGGAATTGTCGAGGCCGCGGCCCTTGGCGTCACGCGCCTCGCGCGGTTGCTGCAGCAGATGGGCCTCGGCCACCTCGACGATGGCGGCGCCGAGATCCCGCGCCCTCGGCTTGAACGAGAACGCGGCCAGCATCGGCGAGACCAGGCGCTCCCAGAACCGCTCATCGACCACGGCAGGAATGCTGTTGTCGCGCGCGAAGGCGATCACGCCGTCCATCGTGCCGGTGCCGAAATCGCCGTCGATGCCCGGCGCCGTCTCATCGCGCCGCCAGATGCGATAGCCGCGCACCACGAGCCATTCCTGCAAGCGGATGACGGCGGCCCGATCGGCCGAGCCCTGGACAATCGGAAGCGCGGGCGCGCGAATTTCGGAGCGATAGCGATCCATGGTGCTTTCCTCTTGGAAAGCGCCGGTGGGCGGCAGGTGCGGTCACCCGCACCGAGAGCCCGCACAGCGCAGAAAAGATAAGGGTGTTGCTAGAGTCCTCGGCGCTCTCGGACATTCCTGCGGAATGTCCTGACGCTCACGCGGGAGATCACGGCCCTGACGCGTCCGATGAGGGCGCTCAGGATCGTGATCTCCCGCCCGTCATCGCACCGGCTGATCGTGAGGGAGAGCGCGCCTATCAGGGCACTCATCGCGAAGCATGCCGGGATCCACGGCTGCCAACCCGAGTTGATGCCGCCCGCGAGGATCAGCGCGCAGCCCGCGCAGAACAGGATGCGCGCCGCCAGCATGGCCGAAATGGACTGCGGCACGATGGAGACCACGAAGATCATCACCGCCGACACGGCAGCGACGACGCCCCACAGCAGATACCACCACCGCCCGAAACCGGACGGGATGGCCCAGAGCATTTCCTGCCACGATGGATCAGTCATGTGGGTTCTCCGGCGCCGGAGCCCTTTTTGACGCTGAGCTTTTCGAGGGCCGTGTCGGCGATGTCGTCGGCGCGCATTTCCACCCGGCGGCCACCCTTGGCGACGGCGAGGATGACGGGCAAGGCGACCAGGCCGGCCACCGCGCCGATCGCCGGCGCCACGAAGATCGACCAGCCGAGATAGCCGTGCACGAAGGCGGTGGCGATGGCCGACACGAACTGCCCGGCGGCGAGGACGGTCACGGCGCGCCCGCGCGAAAGCGGCGTCTTGTCGGCGCCGATGAACAACAGCAGGCCGGAGCCCAGCAAGGCGAACACCGCCGTCACGCCGAGGGTGTCGGCGTAGTGCACCACGAACTCGCGCCAGGTCACCTATGCCTCCGCTGCCACGAGGCCGAAATCCTCGTGCACTGCCGCCCGCCCGTCGCTGCGGCCGGCATCCCGTACGGCATCTTCCTCGATCGCGCGCTCCCGGCGTGTCGCGAGGATTTGCGTTTCGAGGGCGGGAGCGACTTCCCCCTGTTCCTCCTCATCGCCATCGGGATCCGGTTCCGGCGGCGAACAGATAATGACACAGGTTTCGCCGAGAGGTTCGACCGACTCGGGATTCGTGAACCACTCCGGCAGCGGCGGGTAGTTCGCCGGCCATTGCGCGACGAGATCCTCGCGGCTCTCGCCCGTGATGCTCGCCGGGCGGTCGCGTTCGATCGCGAAGTCAGCCCGCAAGGACGGCAGCGATTCCTCGTCGCCGTCTCGTAGCGCGTCGAAGATGGCGCGCTCGATCGCCTTCATCTTCTGGGCGCGCGGCGCGGCCAGCAGATCCAGGAATTCCTCGCGGATCGTCATGGTCAGGACCTCATGCCGAGCAGGGAGATGCGGCCGGACGAAATGTTCCCGCTATCAAAGAAGAACCGCAGACCGTCCAAAGCGGCGGCGACGTTCATCACGAACGCGCCCTGGTAGTAGATATAATTTCCGGTGCCGGTATTCACATGGACCGTTTTGAAAAAGCACACCTTGTTGTCCGTGTTCTGAATGTCGGGAATTTCCAGACAACCCCGGATGCCGTCGCCGGCGCTCGATATATTCACGCCGGCAATCAGACCCGAAGTCTGTGAGACGGCGCTGCCGACGCCCGACGCCCCGCCCTGCGCCTCGACGTAGGTTTGCGCTGTGTGATAGTTCGCGCTCGTGACGAAAGACGCGGCCTGCGACATGCGAAGGCGAAGGCCCACGGCGTTAGTGGCCGGCTTCAAGTTGAAGCGGACCATCAGGTGTTTGATGCCCGCCGCAATGCCGGTGAAATCGACCGTCGACGAACTCGCCGGCGCCGCATCGTCGGCGATCTTCTCCCAGCCGTTGCGGCGATACTCAAGATCGTCGCCGGCACTGTTGGTGTACAGGCCATGCAAAGCCGAACCGACCGCAAGGCCCGCCCAGACCGAGGCTCCCCGCTTCGCCAGCATACCCTTCGTCGATCCGAGCAGCGCGTCGAAACCAGCGGACGTGTAGGATATCGCGTGTGTGCTGGAGTTGATCGTTCCGAACAGAATGTCTGCGGCACCATCATAGAACCACAGCGACCAGACGCCGGTGCCGGGATTGTCGGTCTCGATCCAGAACTCGCCGGTTGCAATGTCGCTCGGCCGCGAAGTGCCTGAGGCCTTGGTCGCGAGACGCGCCAAGGCCGCCGCGATTGCCGCGCGGACCGCCGCACCTGATCCGTTCGAGATTGCAAGCGCGGCCTGTGACATGGTGACAATGCTCCGCATTGGCGACGGCAGGCGGCAGCGCGTTCACACGCGCGGGAGCCTGCACAGCGCAGAAAAGACAAGAACCTGAAATTGGAACCGCGCGGGCTACCGGGCCTGTGAAGGCCCTGCCACCCGCCAGCGCGCCGCACGAGCGGCGCGCTAAACCACTTCCTCGGCGACGATCGCGAGCGCCGAGATCTGGATCGTGAAACTGTCGTCGGTGCTCGCCATATCGAGGCGCGGATAGTCGAAACCGCGCGCACTGAACTCGGCAGAGTCGAGGCGTTGCCACGGTCCCCAAGTTGGCAACATGCCGTTCGGATCGCCTTGCGTGGCACGAACCATGAGACGGGCATCGGCCTCGTCTCCGGTCATGGCGCCATCCCAGGCAGGCCAGTCATCGACATCGCCCGTGCGGCTATCGAGCTGCTCGAACACATTGAGTACCTGGCTCTCGATCGTTCCGGTCAAACGGCACCGCTTCACCGATCCAAGGTCGATTCGGTTGGCGCACAGGTAGGAGCCGGCGGATACGACGCCACCGAGCCAATCCCACGAGACGATGGCATCGACATCGGGCACCGAATCGAAGTCCCCCGAGTCGTCGAGGCGCAACACCGAATCGACAACCACCACGTTCGTCTTGGTCCCGGCGAAACCGGGATCCTCGACCAGGCTGCCGCCGGCAAGCGTCTGGAACTGATGAACGCTGGATTGCGTCTGCGCGAACGAGGTGGCGGATTCAGAGTAGACGCCGGAAGCATCGCGAAACTTGGCGAGATAGGTGCCGGATTTGAGAGGTAGAACGGCGACCATGGTGTTCGCCGACATTGCCTCGCCGATCGAGACGGCCGTGTCCCATGCGGCGCCGGTCAACAGCGACGAATGGCGGATGACGATGAACCCGCCCTGCAGCACATCGAGATCGGACGGGATATCCCAGCGCGCGATCGCAAGCCCGCCGATCGCCGAGATCGACAGATTGGCAGGGGCACTCGGCGGCGCCGACAGGCCCGCAATTTGGCGGCCCATGACCGTCGCATAGTCGGCCAGGCGGCCGGCCCAATTGACGGCGGCCACCCTGAAATCATAGGTGCCGGGATCGATATCGAAGATATCGAACCGAGTGGCCGTGATGTCGGCAAACACCGTCCACACCGACGCGCTCGAAAGCTTGTATTCGACGCGGTAGGAGCCGCCGGACTGGACGAACCAATCGAGACTTGCATCCCAGGCAAGGGATGCCTTGGCCTTGACACCGCCGCCGTCGCGGGTCGAGTAAAGCGACTCGGCGATCGTAAGGTTGGTGGCGGGCCTGACATTGAAGGCGTCCGGCAGAGTCGTGTTCGGCGTCGGATCGGCCGCACTCAATGCCGCCGAATCATAGATGGCCGAGGCTGTTTCGCGCAGCTTGAGATCGACGCCGATCAGCGGCGGGCCGCCCGACCCTTTGCCTTCCTGTGCTTCGCCGAACACGAACGTCGCCTCGACGACATCGAACGGCTTGGAGACCCAGCCGAGGCGGGCATAGGAGACATTGACCGTCTCGCCCGCCGTCACCAGCCAGCCGCGCAGTTTGCACGGCCAGACCATCGTGAGCGGCTGGCGCGCGCGCTTGAGATCGATCTGCGCGATCCGCTGCGCCATCGTGGGCGACGTCGTGAATGGGAGTTCGAGATCCTTGAAAACCCGCTCGCCGCCGTCTTGAGCCTGATAGATAGCCGAGGTGATCGCCGGAAAATCGGCCGGCTGCCACAGGCGGGCGGGATCGGAGAACTTACCCTTGGCGGCGTTGAACGATTCGCGGCGGCCGAGCAGGGTTTGCACGGTGAAACCGTCGCGCAGGTCGCTTTCATCGAGCTCGATGACGGGCGGCTCCCACGCGGCCGGCTTGATGCGCCAACGGCCGCCGGCATAGATCGCCTTGCCGCCGCACGCTGACAGCAGCGCCGCGATGCCGTCGCCGCGCTTGATGTCCGAGCGCAGGATGCCGTTGGCCTCGTATCGCTTTTCGGTAGCGCCGGAGGCGAGCGTCACGTCCTCATCGGAAACATTGGCGCCGGCATCGAGCACGTCGAGATCGATCTCGAGATCGTAGGACGCACCGAGGCCATAGACTGGATCGGCGAGATAGTCGGCGACGGCGAGCGCGGCGTTCTTTGAGAACGCGGTCGTCTCGCTGCGGTGGTCATAGAGCTTGCGGCCCTTGAGCACGAACCAGATGTTCGGCAGGCCGTTAGGAAAGGCCGAACGGTTCCACTGCAGACTGAGCCAGGCGAGCGCGTTGCCACGTCCACGATGGGCAACGGTCCAGGCCTGGCCGGACACCGCCACGAGACCATCAAAAGCGGTCTGATCCGTTGTGCCGAGCTTCTTTTCGACATGGACGAGGCCGGCATATGTGCCGCCCGGCACATTGCCGCCACCATCGAGCGCAACCGGGACATCGTTGAAATAGAGTTGCCCGATCTCCTCGACCTCATGGCCGGCCAGGGCGACCACGACATCGAGATAGCGATTGGCCTCGCGCGAATTGAAAAAGATGATGGTGCCCTGCACCCGCGTCTCGCCATAGATCAACGGCTTGGGCGCATCCGGCTGGCGCACCGTGACGCGCGAGCCCGAATCGAGCGAGGGCAACGTCGGCAGCAACGGCAGGGAGGAGCCGCCGCCCTGTGAACTTTGCAACAGCATCCCGACACCCGTGAGGGCGGCCGAGATCGCGAAGGATCCGAGGATCACGCCGATCGAGGCGCCAGCCAGCGCCGGACCTGCAGCCGCAGCAATGCCCGCGATCAATATCGGGATCGCTTGCGGCACGGGCAGACTCCAATCAGATCGAGGCGGTTAGACTTTCCAGACCTTGAGCAGGCCGCGGCGGGGCCAGAACACGAGGCCTTTCTCGCCAGGCGCCGCCAGCATCGAGACCAACACAACGGCGACGGTCGGACCATTGGCGGTCTCGACGAGTCCGACATCGCCGCGATCGGCGAAATTGACGCCGGCCTCTGGCGCGCCGAGGGCAGCGGTCACGATCCCCTCGAGATCGCGCCGGCCATGACTTACAATGAACCGCAGCGCACCGCGCTCGTGGCGATAGTCGAAGGCCTCGAGGGGCACGCGCAGACCGCGGCAGGCCTCGACGTTATCCGCGGCGAACGTGCCGCAATCGTTGGTTCCCCATGCGAACGGAACGTGCCGGCGGTTCTCTACCAGCTTCGCCAGCCGCGCAGTCCAATCGGGCAGCCGGCGAGGTCGGATCACGGCACGCTCTGTCATGAGGGGCCCCATATGACTTCCCGGTCCTGAATGGTGCCGACATGCTCGAACGCCCGGTCGCCTGGATAGTCGATCTGCTGATCCTCATGCGTGAAGCGGCGCACGCCGGACCGCTCGAGATCGATCAGCCGGCTTTCGTAACGCAGGTTGACGATCGCCGTTTTGGCCTGCTCGCTGATCTCGCCGACATCGAGCCGGCCCTCGAACGTGAGGTCGGGATCGGCGATGATGCTGCCGTCATCCTCGAGCAGCGCGAGCCGCATGATGCCGGGCTTGCCTTGGCGCAGTGATTGCAGCGCGATCGACGTGACGGCCGTGTCGACGCCGCGCAGGGAGACGGTGACGGCGGCGGCCTTGATCTCGGCGGTCTCGGTGATGTTCGAGAAGCCGATGATCCAGCCGATTCCCTGATAGGTCTTGCCGTCCCAAACCTTGTCCCCGCGGCCGGTCCACAGATAGACCCAGCCATCCTCCGACTCGCCGGGATCGAACTCGGCCTCGTACAGGAAAACCGGATAGACAACCTCGGCCTCGAGGGCGGCCTTGAAAGCCGTTGTAAGATCGCGGGCCATATCAGAGCGGCTCCTCGACCTGAAACGTGATGCCGGGTGCCACGCCGTTGCGGCCGACTTTCCATTCGTGCATCGGCTGAACCAGCGACCACAGGCCAACGGCGTTACGCACGATCAAGGGCGCGTTGTCGGCCGGCGAGGATCGCAGACGCGGCCAGAAAAACAGCGTGGCCTCACCGGCGCCGTTGGTATCGACATCGCGCAGCAGCTTGTAGAGCCGCGCAGTGGCGCCGGTGCCGAGCTGGAAATAATCGCCGACGCGCAGATATCCCGGCGTTGCCAGCGGCAGCCCGTCGATGTCGAGGGTGTTGTTGATCTGGGCGCCACCCTTGACGACGGGCACGCCCTGATTGAACCGGGCGGTGCCACGCGGCATGCTGCCGTTCGGGTCGCCCATCAGGAAGGTCCCGACCGGACCATCCAGTTCCATCAGAAAACCGTTCCACATTTCGTACCGATCGCGTCTCATCGCGACCAGCGAGATATCGGCCTCCCAGCCTTCACCCTGGAATTTGTAGACCTGGCGTTCCTTGGTGAAGGGCGACTTGGCGACCTGCACCGCGAGGGTCTGCCGCAGCGTGATCTCGGCGACGCTGCGGGCCGCCGGCAGCGCGATCGGGTAAGTCATCGATTACCCCACTCTCATCATCGGCGGAAAGTGCGAGCCATGGAGCCACCGCGCGAGCGACGATCCTCGACCTGTGAAACTGACGCCTCGACGATCTGCGGCAACATGCGCTGCAGATCGCGTTCGGTGACGCCGCCGGTGAAAGTCCAGTATTGGTTGACGGTGGTGCCGCCACCTTCGTCATCGCCCATCGGCACCACGCGGCCGGCCGTGTCCGGAACGAACCACTCCGGCCCGCGCTCGCCTACGATCGACGGCAGGCCTCGCTGCGGGCGCCCGCCCTCGGCATACATGCCGGGGATGCCGAGATTGCCAAGACCGGGGATGCTCTGGCCGGACGTGTTGCCCGCCAGCGTGTAACCGCCGGACTGGCCGAAGATGCTGGCGATCAGGCCCCCGACCATTCCACCGCCGCCGCTCATGCCGCCGGAGATGGCCGACCAGGCCTGCATCGCCGAGGCCCGCAACTGCATCTGGATGATCATGTCGACCCACGACAACAGGAACTCGCCCATGTCGGCCTGCCCGGTCTTGCGCCACTTGGTAAAGGCAGCGGTCATGCCGTCGATCGTCTGTTCATAGACCCGCTGGCCCTGGACGAACGCGGTGTTGTTCATCGCCTGCTGTTTGGCGGCGTACTGCATCCCGGCGACGAGTCCCTCGACGCCGCCCGCCTGGCCGGCCAGCTTGAGACGCATCAACTCGGCCTGATCGGTCGCCGCCTTCATCGAGGCGGCATAGGTCTCCGTTGTCAGGCGGCCGGTGGCGAGCGCCTCATTGAGACGGATCTGCTCGGTGCGCAGGAACAGCGTGCCATTGCCGGCGCGCTGCTCGATCTCGGTCGCATCCTGCATCGCCTTCTTGGTCTGCTGGATCGAGCTTTCGAGGCTGGCATGCTCCCGCACCAGGCCGGCGATCTGGGCAACGCGGGCATCCTTGGGATCGTATTTGCCGAGCTTGGCGATCTCATCGGCGATGCGCTTGCGCAGTTCGACCTCACGTTCGAGTTTGTCGAGTGGCGTGGCAGCATCGCCGCGCAAGGTCTCGAGGGCCGCAGCAGCAGCAGCGGTTTCGCCGCGAAGCTGACTGATCGCCTCGCCAATACGATCGCGCGCCTCGCCGCCCGTTTTGTTGGGTTTGGTATTGGACTTGCCGCCGGTCGCGAAGCCATCCTTTGCGGGCAGACCGTCATTCAGAAGGTACTGCCGGGCGGCGGTGTTCTCGGTCTCCTTGGCATAGGACCGATCGGTCGCCTCGAGGGCGGCGATCTTGACCTTGAGATCGTTGGCCCGGATATCGAGCCGCTCCTGCGCATAGGAGTTGGTTTCGGCGGCGCGCTTGGTCTCGACATTGGCGAGCAGGCCGCGCAGGCGCTTCAACTCGTCCTGGCCGAGTTCGGCCGGCGTCGACAGGCGCAGCCCGCCCATGGTCGCATTCGTGCCATGGCCGCCCATCATCGTCCCGAGCATGTCGATCCACGAGCCCTTGGCTTCGCGGATGCGGCGCGTCAGGTCGGACGTGAGGCCCGCCAGGTATTCCATGCCCTGCGCGTGGATCGGTGCCGCGACGGTGGCGTAGAGCGCGGTGAACTGCTGCTTTGCTGCCTCGGCGGCGTTCTTCGATCGGTCGAGTTTGTTGATCAGCTCGCGGTCGACGATCTCGCCGAAGGCCTTGCCGCGATCGACCAGATTGCCCACGGGCTCGGCCAGCTCGCGCAGAAGCGGCGTCAGACGGGCTCCCTTGTCGCCCAGCAGGGCGGCGCCGATGGCCGCGCGCTGGGAGGCGTTCTCGACCAACAGCAACGCGCGCGAGGCTTCATTGAGCAGGTCCGGCATCGGCCGCAGGTTACCGTGCACGTCGAGTATCTTGATGCCGAGACGCTCGAACGCCGCGATCTGTTCCTTGCTGCCGTTGGCGGCTTTGCCGGTGTTGAGGTTGAACGTCGCCAGCGTCTTGTTGAGTTCGTCCGAGGTGACGTTGGCGAGCCGGGCGGCGCTCTGGTAGGCCTGCAGTTGATCGGTGGTGATGCCGAACCGATCGGCCAGGCTGCCAAGGCCCGCCACGTTCTGCATGGTGGCGGCGTGGAAATCGGCCATATCGTTGACCAGATCGGCCAACTTGATGCCGGCAAAAACCCCCGCGGCGATCTTGGCGACGCCGCCCAGCGCGTTGCCAAGCTTGTCGACCTGCGCCGCCCCACCCCCGCCCAGCTCGCCGGTCGCACGCGAGGCATCGACCGCCGCTGCGCGGATCTGGCCGATGTTGCGGACAACCGCCTGCAGAGCCTCGCCCGTGAGATCGCGCGCCGCGATCTCAAGCATAAGCTTTTCGGCATCCATCGGCGTTTGCTCCGCAAACGCCGGGCAGCGTCAGGACATCGCAAGGCGATGTCCGAGAGCTGCTCAGCGCAGAAAGGATAAGGTCATGGGCGGATCGTCAACGATCCCGTGCCTGCTCATCGAGCCAGACATAGGTGACATTGAACTCGATGACCGTCATGGCATCGAGGGCAGTGACGGGCTGGCGCAGCCGCCCGGCAAGGGCGAGCCGCAGGCGCAGGTTGGCAGCGTACTCCGCCAGCCGGTCAATGTTTTGGCGGTTCGTCCCCGTCCGTTTTCTTGTTCGGGTCGGCGCCGTGATCGGCGTTGAGATCGGCGAGGATAGGCTCGACCAGCCGCTTGATCATGCCGGGGTCGACCTCGGCGAGCAGCTCGGTCTCATCGGCACTGGCGAACATGGCGTTGCCGTCGTCGTCGAGTGCCTTGACGATCAGAACCCGCGCGAAGCGCAGAGGGCGGAACGCCTCGGCTTTCCCCATATCGAAGAACACACGATCCTGTTCGCCGAGCGTCCATGGATCCCAATGGACGGTGACGCCGGTATAGCCGTCCGTGAACGACTTGCGGCCGCCCCTGGTCGCGCGGAACCGCTCGATCAGCAGATCGATCGTCCGCTTGGGTGCGCCGTCGCTCATGTTAAGCCTGCGCTTCCGACAGCGCGCCCGTGCCGCGGAACGAGAACTGCGAGGTGATCTTGCCGTTCACGTTGCCCTGCGCACCGAACTTGGTGGTGATGATCGTGCCGGTGAAATACTTTTTCCCGGCGGCATCGCCCTCGGGATAAAGCTTCACCGTACCCACGGCACCCGCGCGCAGCGCAACTTGGCCGTCTGCATCCGCCCGGTCATAGTTGACCGTCATCTGCCCCTGCCATTCGGAGTTGCCGACGCCGAACGTCTTGGGCGCGGCATCGCCCGCGGCGGGATCCATCGGCGTATCCTCGAACGTGTCGGCCGATTCGTCGATCGACCAATCCGTGACCTCGGCGACGACGCCGGCAGCGCCGAACACGATCTTTCCCTTGCGGCCGAATTTGCCCGCCATGATCTCTCTCCTTTGGTGGAACTGCTAAACGAAGCGGCCCTATACAAACCGCGTAGGGTCGCCTGCCGCGGTGCGGTAGACGATCCGGAACGTGAGCCGGATGCGGCCCTCGCGGACGCCGCCCTCGGCGCGCGCGTCGATATCGGTCTGGATCAAGCCGAGGAACTGCAGGCGCTCGTTTCCGGCGCCATCGATCAGTTCCTCATCTTCCATCAGTTTCGTCTCGACCTCGGCGCCGATGCGGTCGAGGGCATCGTCGGGATCGACGCCGATCAGGCGGACATGACCCTCGACCACGAGGCGTTCGTCGCGCTGCAGGGCGCGGCTATCGATCGCCGCCTGGCTGTCGAACTGCGCGCTGCCACCTCGGCAATAGACCAGCAGCGCCGGCCCCTCATCGAGCACCTTGGCAAGCGGCCAGGTGCGGCTGGGAAACACGCGAGCACCCGTCGAGGCGAGACCCTGCAGGCGTTGCGCGAAGATGTTGCGCAACAAGGTCCGGGTCGGGTCCGCCATGATCAGCCTTCCAGATCGAGCCGCGCAAAGCCGGTCGAATCGGCGACAACCGCCTTGACCGTGTAGCGGCCGGCGCCGGGATGCGGATCCGGGATCTCGAGCGAGTCGCCCTCGCGGGCGCCTTGCGGAAGATCACCGGCAACGCAGAGCGCGCGGGGATAGGCCACGACGGTCCCGACCGAACCGTCCATCGCCTGGCTCTGCCGCGCGGGTGCATCGAAGATGACGTTGATGCCTATGGCCGCGTCGCCGGGACGAGCATAGAACGCCTCGACGCCATGTTCGTCGGGATCGACGAAGGCCGAGCGTTCGGCGTCATCCTCGACAGGCATGACGATCAGGCGGCCGGCGCCGGGGCAGGCTTGCGGCGATCGAGGATATACTCCTCGACGCTCGGAAATTTCGCCTTGAGTTCGGCATTGGCCTCATAGTCGCGGCGCCACCCGTCCTCGACCGCCTTTGCCGCAGCGGCCTCGTTGCTGGCCGTGGTCTCTCGCCTGCGCTTGTCGGCCCGCTCACTCTCCTCCCGTGCCATACGGGCGCGCTCCCTGGCCTTGTCCGCCAGGAAGTCATTGAGGTTGCCCTCGTAGCGGCGGCGCAGCAGTTCGACCGCGTTCCATTCCTCGGTCCAACGGCGACGATCGGCAGCGGCGGCTTCCTCGGCCTGCTGCTGATCACGCATCCGCTGGGCGGCCTTGCCCGCATCCCGCGCGGCCTTGCGTTCCTTGACCAGAAGATGGGCGAACGCCTCGGCGCCCGCGAGCAGCCGCTCGGCCTCCGAATCGTCGAATGCCTTTTCGATCAGATCGACGCTGCCCATCTGGCCGGTCGGGGGCGCCTCGAGGCCGAGGCGGCTGCCGGCGACGAACTGCTGCACCTGCAGTGTGCAGGCCAGCGCACAACCGGCCGTGACGCGCACGTCCGTCAATGCATGCTGGCGGTCCGCCACATGCTCGGCCAGCAACAGGACGGTGGTTCCGGGGCCGACATGAAAGCCGGGGCCGGTCACAAGATAGATTTTCATGCTGTTCTCCGGGGTTGGCGATGCCGCCCACCAAGGCGGCATGGACAACCCGCCCGACCAATAACGACTGCCCACCGAAGGGACTGCGCTAAAGACCGGGCGGATCACTCAAGCGATCAGGTGATCGATCAGGTCAGGGTGCAATGCACCGAACGCTGCCAGTAGCCGTAACCGGCACCGCGCCAGCCATCGAGGCCGAACTGCCAGGCATCGTTGTCGAACTCGTATTCCGACCCCTCGGCCTTGACCTTGAGTTCGACATCCTGCTCGGTCTGGCGGATGAACGGCTTGATCGGCGAGTCCTCGCGATTGACGATGAACTTGTCGGTCCAGCCCGCGGTGGTGAGGCGCACGTTCACCACGACGCGGACCTTGAAGTCCGCGAACTTGTCGGGATTGAGGTTCTGCGGAAGCATCGCCGGGGTGAGCGACGACACAGCCGCGCGCGCCACCTTCATCAGCGCCAGGGGCACCATGACGACGAACGAGTTGGCGTTCTCGTTCATCGGCTCGCCCTTGTCGTCGACATAGGAGACGATCTTGACGATCGCGTCGATGATCGCGTGCTGCATTTCCTCGACGCTGGGATTGGCAACAGTGCCGTGCAGCGTGCAGGGATACTCGGAGATGTCGCAGTTGATCTTGTTCGACTGCACCCCCGAGGCACCCTCGGAATGCGTGGTCGAATAGAAGTTCTGGCCGTCGTAGCAGGCCGTGGCGGCACCAGCGACGATCAGGGCCGACACGAGGGAAGCCCAATGGGTCTGCCCGCGCAGGCCCCATTCGCCCATGCGGGCCGTGATCTGGCCGGTCTTGTCGCGACGGGCATCGACCTTGCGGACCTCTATCGTCGACTCGTAGTGCTTGTTGAAGATCGTGATGCCGTTGCCGGAGAAGCCCTTGGCCTGGCGGCCACCGACCCACTCGCGGAAAGCCGGCGACTGGCCGAGGAACACGTACTGTTCGCTGGCCTGATCGGAGCCGAACGAATTGCTGATCGCATCGAGCCAGTTGGTACCGGCATCCGCTTCCATCGCGGCATAGTAGATGCCGACGATGGCTCGGCTGGACAGGAGAGTCTGGTCCATGACTGGAACCTTTCGTTGAGTTGGGAAGCGAGAGGGGCAAAAGGAACGGGCGCGATCGCCTCTCGACGATCGCGCCCGCGATGGGGTGAATGATCAGGCTGCTAGGATCAGGCCTCGCGCGCCCAGATGCCGACTTTCTTCTGCACGAAGTAGCCATCGGCATCGCCGAGGCCGAGCGTGACGCGATCGCCGCGGCGCGCGGTGGCCTTGGTGTTCAGCAGCGACTTGTCATCGGCCGCGGTGAGGTCCGGGCCATGGATCTTGTCGGCCGCCTGCGGCGCGATCTCGACCAGCGCGGCGCCAAAGGCCGCGATGTTGACGATCGTGCAGCTATCGAGGCCATCGGCGATCGCCGGCAGCGTGATCACGACGGCATCGGTATCGACGAAGATCGTCTTGCCGGTGTCCTCGGCGTCGAGCGTATAGTTCGCCGATTTGGTTTCGTAGGGGCCGCCGCCGTAGGGATCCTGCATGCGCGGCGCGTCGAAATCGACGATCACGACGCCAGCCGATTCGAAGCGGTGGACATAGCCGATGAACTTGCCGCCGGTCGGGACGAACGAGAACGTGTCGTCATCCGAGGCGTAGACCGGCTGGCCGACATCGGTGATCACCGCGCCCGTCACCGGCAACTTGATCTTGCCGCTCTCGACGACGCGCACGTTGAGGGCCGCCGCGGCACCCGCGGCATTGTCGGCCTTGAACTCGGCGAAGCCGACGAAGCGATCGGCCGCGGTGAGCGGACGGGCATGGCCGGTCGCGTCGACCAGGCCGGTAGCGGCACCTTCATAGATGATGTCCGCCGCGATCATGGGGAACTCGTTGCGGTTCCCGCCCTCGAAATCACGGGGCTTGTTGACTGCCAGAGTAGCCATTGAATTGTCCTTTCAGAAATCAGAACCGAAGTGCGCAGGCCGGGCGAAGTAGCCTTCGCCCTATTGCTGCGCCGTGTGGGGGAGCGCGGGGAGACCCTTAGGCCTTCCGCAGATAACGGACCTTGTTGCCGGCCTCGGCCTTCATGGCCGCGATATAGATGTCCTTGGTCGGGAACTCGGACTGCAGGGCCGGCGTGGCCGCCCAAGCCGCACCCCAACCCTCGGCCGTGGGTTCGACGGCGGCATTCGGCGGCGTTGCCAGCGCACTCGGGGCCGGCGCCGGCAGCGTGGTCGCCGTGCCATCGGCACGAACGGCAGCCAGGGCACGATCGCCAGGCGCGCGCTGCTGATGCGCAGCGAGCAAGCGCCCGGCGGCGGCATCGGCCGTCACGGCCGGATCGGCGATCATTGAAGTCACGAGCGCATCGTGACCGGGGATGATGCGGCCGTGGGCCTGGATGGCGAGCACGCGCTCGCGCTCGGCGGTGGCAGCCGCGGCGATCGCGGCCTGATCCGGGGCAGCGGCCACGGGGGCCGGTGCTGCCACAGGGGCGGGAGCGGGCGCCGGGGCCGGAGCCGCGACGGGAGGAACGACAGGAGCCGGCGCCGAGGCGCTCGGCGCGGGTGCGCTCGGCGTGGTGGTCATCGTGATAGTCTCCTTTGGTGCCGCCGCCGCGGCGAAAAGATCGGTTCCGTCTTGGCTCTCGGCGGTAAGCCTGGAAAACAGCCGCTCGAACGTCGTGACCGAATCGGCCATGCCGGCGGCCACGGCATCCTTGCCGATCAGCACGCCGCCCTGGCCGAACTCGGCGGCCACGGTCTCGACACTCACGCCACGGTTCGCGGCGACGGCCGAGACAAATTCCTCCTCGAGGCGATCAACGAGCGCCTGCAGTTGGGCGCGGCCCTCGTCGCTGATCGGATCAAGTCGCTTGTTCGGTGCGCGCGAGCTCACGATCTCGATGACGCTGGGATCCTTGCCCCTGGTCATCGCCACCACGCCGATCGATCCGAGATCGGCCGTGGGCGCGACGTGGATACGGTTGGCGGCCGAGGCGATCCAATAGGCGCCCGAGGCGGCCGTGCCGGAGACGAAGGCCGCGACCGGCTTGCGGGCGGTGGCGTCGCGCACCATCGATGCGAACTCGGCCACGCCGTTCACCTGCCCACCGGGCGAATCGATGGCGAGCAGGATGCGGGCAACCTTGGCATCATCGACGACGGCCGTGAAATCCACCGCAAGACGTTCGAGCGACGTGGCGCCCGATATCTCGGTGAACAGGTTGGCATAGCGGAAGATCGGTCCGGTGACGGGCACGATCGCCGTGTCACCGCGCATGGTCACGCCGCGCGTGTTGGCGACGGCGCGGCCCTGCCGGCCGTTCAAGGCCTCGAACCGCGCGCGCAGTTCATCGAGAGCCGGCGTCTCGGCGTGGCGCTCGGCCACCTCGAGCACGGCGCGGACATAGATCTCGGTCATCGCCCATGGAGTGGCGGCGACCAGATCGGCAACGCGGGTCATGTCAGGCTCCCTGCCCCGGCCGCGCCGGGTCCGGATCGGTGTTGTCCTGGTCCGCCGGCTTGTCCGGCTGGCCCTGCATGCCGCTCCACACCTGCACGATGTTTCGGCGGCGCATGTCGTTCTCGTCCGCCTCGATCTGGCTGAGCGTATCGGTGATGTCACCGCCCGTGGTCTCGGTGATGCCTTCGCTGAGCGACTTGACGCGCATGCGCATCTGCAGTTCCAGCGCCTGGGACTCGCGCAGAGGATCGATATTTCCGGGCGACGGCCCATGCCACTCGCAGCCGAGCCACGCGGCGCGGATGCCCTCGTCCTCGAAAAAGCCGGGAGCCGAAAGGCGACCGCGCGCGACTGCCTCGGTGATCAGGGCCTCATAGGCGGGCTGGCACATGCGGGCCGCCAGCCAGGCGCGGCGGCCACGGTAGAATTTCCAGACCTCGAGCAGAGCGGCGCGCGCGGCCGAATAGCTCGAGGTGAAGTGCTTGATCAGCACCTCGAACGGCAGTTCCAGCGCCACGCCGATCTGGCGCAGCATGGCCTCGACAAACGGATCGAACGCCGCACTCGGGCGCTCGGGCGAGAACGATTCGATGGACTCGTTCGGCGCCAGATCGACTACCTGGCCGGCCTTGCTGATATTGACCGGCTGGCCCTTGCCATCGGTCTGCCCTGCCGGCGCCGCCTCGAGATCCACACCCTGCGCGCCCTCGGTCTTGGACACGATGGCGAAGCACGAATTGACCACCGCCGCCTGCAACTCGGCATCGGTGTACGTCGTGAGCTGCTTGAGCAGGTCGACCACCGGCGCGAGATACGGCTCGCCGCGGAGCTGCTCGGGCTCCAACTTGCGGAACAGGTGGAGCACCTGGCGCATGCCGGACTCCGCGCCGAACACCTCGACGCGATCCCACTGCTGCGACGCACGAGCCAGCCGCAGATCGCCAGGGTGATACCGCGTGATGTAGCAGGCGATCGGCGCGCCATGGATATCGGTCTCGATACCGCCCGACAGGCCGCGCTTGTCGGCCATATAGTTCGGGTTGCTCACGCGATCGGCGGCGAGCACCTGAAACTTGAGCCCATAGGGCGACCCGAGGCGTTCGACGAACCGTTTGACAAGGAACGAATCGCCGCCCGACAGGGTGGCGCGCATTGCAAGCTCCTGCTGCTCGGCAAAGTTCAACGTCCGTTCGAGGTCGCACTCCGGCGAACTGGCCCAGAGCCAATACTCGCCGAGCGCCTTGACCTTCCATGCAGCGGCAGTCTCCGGCGTGAGGCCGAGATAGGCGGCATTCGGTACGGGGCGTGGCTGCAGGCCGGTATCGACCGTGTTGGTGACGACGGTGTTGATCGCGCCACGCGCGAGCGGCGCCGTGCGATAGAGCTCGCGTGACTGCGAACGCAGCTCGGGCAGATCGGGCAGCAGCGCCGTGTTCGGTCCGAAGTCGACCGGGTTCCACTGGCTCGTGGCGCCGGAGCGGCCTCGCACCGATGAATAGGCGCCTCCGGCCGAGAGAAAATCCACGGCCTGGCGGTCCAGCATGCGGCGGGCCTGCCAACGCGGCGAGAACTCGCCGATCAGGCGATCAAGCCGCGTGGCACGAAGGGCGGGCAACCGGGCCATCAATAGCCTGCCCGGAGCGTGCGCACGCGACGGCCGGTGCGGCCGGTGCCTTCCTGTTCCGCCAACGGGATCAGGCGCTGTTCCTCGGTGCACAGAGCCTTGTAATCGGCACGTTCGGTCATGCGGCCGGAGCCGTCATTGCTGATCTCGTACCGCTGGCCGCTCGTTTCGATCTTGGCCTTGGCGGCGCGGACCGATGCGAGTTGATCGGCATAGATCGGCATCGGGCGACTCCTCTACGCCCGGATCTGACCTCGCGTGCCACGCTGGCGAGCGACGCGAACCGCGGGCGGCGGCGTGTGTGTGCTAAGGCCTGGCGTGGCCTCGTCCGTGTGCCCGGTGGACACAGTGTTCTTTTGGGCGATCGCCCAATCCGGCGGGTTGGCCCAGACGACTTTCGTGATCTGCGAGGCGATCACGCCGGCCAGGCAATAGACCGCGAGATCCCACGCCTCGTTCGAGACGCGGCGTTCATTTTCCCAATGCCCATCCCCATCGCGGGATTCGGCGCAGAGCTGCTCGAATACCGCGGTGGGCAGATGGGTCGAGACGTGCAGCCGGTTCGGACCGGAGGCGCCCTGATTTTTGATCGCGGCCTTGAGGGCGGCGGCCACCGAATCCTTAAGGCCGTCGACCCAGACATTCCAGAGCGCGACGCCGCGGCGGTTCGCGCTGCGCCGGTTGGCCGCGCGTTCGTCCCACTGCGCGAGTTGCACACCCAACGGATGCGTGCCGTCACGGCCTTTGACGAACATTGCGCGGCGGTGCAGGTCGGGGCGATTGCGCTTGAGCCAACGCGAGAATTTGTAAGCCTTGTCGGTGACGCCGGCCGCGCCGCCCGTATCGATCACCACGATATGGGGCACGATGCCCCGTGATGGGTCGCCGGCAAGCGGCAGCGGCCGATCGAACACGGCATCGACCAGAGACAGCCAGTGATCGAACTCGAGCGCCGGATCGCAGGATTGCACACCATTCGCCGCGAGCACATTGTTCGATCCGCCGCCGAGCGAGATCGCGCGGTTGCCTGGTCCGATCGCCACGATCTTGCTGTGATCGACGATGGCGGCCTCGCCGTTCGGACCAATCACCTGCCACATGGGCTCGAACCGATCGATCTGGACGTCGACCGCCGCCACCACGAGGGCACCCCACGGCGGGAATATGCCGAGCGGAAGATCCTGCGCCGACTTTTTCAGATCGTCCGGCGAGATCGCCTCGGACTCCGCGGCGCCGTCATAGACCTCGCCCGCGTCGACATTCCAGAACGTGCGCAGCTCGGTATCCGAGCCGGTGCGCTCGCGATGTTCCTCGGCCTTGAGCCGCTTGCGGACAAGTTCCTCGAGGGTGATGAACGCGGCCTGCGGCCCGAACAACCGATAGGAGTCGATGTTGGTGACGCGGAGATCGCCGGTCACGTTGCCGTGCTTGTCGATCGCCTGGCCCTCGGCCAGCCATTCGTGGCGTGAGAACAGCGCGTGCCGATCGTCCTCGGTGTGGATCGCGCCGCAATGCGGGCAGTTGAACCAGACCTCGATCCGGGCATCGCTCGAGGTGGCGCCATCCGGATAGTGCAGGTGTTCGACGCGCGTGATGAAGAACTCGCCACAGTCACGGCACGGCCAATACATGAGCCGGCGCGTGCCCTCGTTGTAGAGGGCGAGGCTGGCCTCGGTGTTGACGGCCTCGTGTGCGCCCGTGGGCTTTGCCGAGCCCTTGACCTTGGCGCGCTTGGGCGACGACGTGACCAGCGTTTTGCGGCGGGGACCGAACGTCTGAGACCGCTTGTGATAGAGCGCGGCCGGGTCGCCTTCGCCGTCGATGTCATCGTCCATCGAGTCGCGCTCATCGAGCCAGTTCCGGGGAACAGGCTTTGACGATGCGTTCGCCGATGTCGGCCAGGACAGGTTGACCATGCACTGATCGAACACGGCCAGGAACTTCGACCGCGACCGCTCGCGATCGCCGAGCTCGGGGCTCGCGTCGATCATGCGGCCGAGGCGGCGTTCCGAGAAATCCTCGGCCTGTTGCTTCTCGGGCAACACGATCTGGAAGTCGCCCGGATCGACGCGCACCGAATGACAGCAGAAGTTGAGGCCGATCTCGGTCTTGCCCGACTGCGCCGGCGCCACGAACACGATGATCTCATAGAGGATATCGGTGAGCGCCTGCATCGGCCGCACGAGCTGCGGTGCGAGCGCGTGCCGATACGGGCCGGAGTAGCCCTGCGGGTTGCTCAAGACGCGATAGAGCTCGGCCGCCTCGGCGACATCGATGTCCGGCGGCGGCAGCAGGATATCGGCGACATCGTTGCGGGCATCGCCGGCCGTTGCCAGGTCGCGGACATTGAACCGCGATGCGTCAATCGGCATCGAGGGCCGGCCTGAGGTCGGGCCGCTTGATCTGGCCGTGCATCGCGATCAGCGTCTCGCGGACCAGCCGATCGGCCTCCTCTTGCTGCGGACCGTTCAAGCCGGCCGCCCGCGTGAGGGTGGCGGCCCAGCCCAGCATGTGCTGGCGCACCACGCCAAAGACCGCGGCATAGTCGGCACGCACGTCCTCGAGGGCGACAAGCTGACCCTTCTGCTGCCCGACGATGATCGCCAGCCGTTCGGCCTCGAGGGCCTCCCTGACGTGGCTGATCCCCTCGGGCGCCAGGCGCTCGCCCTGGAACATCTCGCCCTGCGCCAGGGCAATCCGTCGCTGGCGTTCCTGCTCGAGCTCGCCGCGCTTGCGGTCGATCTCCTCCCGCCACTCTTTGACGGCCGAGACATCGAATTCGTAGGGCACGCCGTTCGAGCCACCGGCCTGCACCGGGCATTGCTCGGCGATCCATCCGTCGATCGTCGGCATGGAGACGCGGAAGATGCGCGCCAGCTCGCCCTTGTTGACGATCAGCGGCGCCGCTTGTTCGGACATGTGGTGTACCCCGCCCGCCTTGCACGGGCCGCTGCCTGATCGCCAACCGTTGGTGGCGCCGCTTTGACGGAGGGCACGTAAGGTTCGCGCGCTGCGAATAACAATCGAATCAACAACCCGGCCCGGAAAAAAAGTTGGGAAAAGTCCAGACCTGTCGGGGGTTGAATTACTCACCAGAGCATGGCGAGTGGAAGGACCCGCGAAGGGTTGCTGTCCGGTCCGAGGCAGGTGAGCACCTCGAGCGGCGTGACCGGACGGCGCGGTCGCGTGTTAGGCGACCTTTCTCAGGAACAGTGGGTTGTTCCGCGACGTGGCGATGGCCTGGCCGAGTCGCTGCCTGAATATCTGGGCAGCGCGCTCGTTCATCACCTGCTGCGCCACCTCACGAAAGCGGAAGATGGCGCGATAGCGAGGCTGTCGCACGATGGCGAACACGAGTTTGAAGTAGCGCGCCTGTTCGAGATAGATGCCCGGGGGCATCCGCCCCGACTTGATCAGCACATACGTCTCTGCCCGCCGCTTCCCCTTGTTCCGGAAGTTCTGCGACTTGTCGGCAAGGCCGCTCAATCCCCCGAGATCACTCAGGATCTTGGTGACCTGCCCTGCATTGAGATCACCGCGACGATCTCGCTCGGCATACTTGCCGGGCACGAGGAACTCGCCTTCGTTCAAGTGCCCCGACCTGATCAACCGGAACTCGAACGGCGTGTGCTGGCGTGGCCCGCCCATGACCTGCGGCACGAGGTATCGGCCGGCCTCGGTCTGCGCGCCTTCCTGCCAGTAGACCTGCGCCATGCGGCCATACTTGTCGGCCTGCCGGACCTTCATGCCGTTCAAGGTCCAGGGGCGCGGGTTGTCGAACACCCGCCGCATCTCTGCCTGCTCGGCTGCGATCACTTCATAGGCGAGATCATCGAGCGTGAGTTTGGTGGCCCACGGTATCTCTTGCCGTTGCCACCCCTGCAGCCGTTGCGTGAACTGTTCGAAGTTGGTCGCGAAACCAACCTCGAACAGGGGAACAGTGGTCAGGGAACCACCGAGGTTGAGGCATAAGCCCACATGAGCAGCAGACGATTGGTGCCGATGCCCAGCGCCGCAGGCGTGACCTTGTTGGTCTGTGCCGCATCGGCCATGGGGACCAGCGAGCCCGCCGTGGTGCCCGGCATGTAGACCGTGGCTGCCGTGCCCGTGCCGATCGCCACCACTGCACCGGGGCGCGCGATCGAGACCACGGCGCCGGCAGCATCGGCCGTGCCGAGCGCCATGCCCAGCCCATCGGCGCCGGCCTCGGCCGCGGTGCCGTCGCACTGTGCCTTGAGCCAGGTGTTGGTGTCCGGCTTGTAGTAGAGGATGGCGCCGGCAGCGAAGGCCTCGCCCGCCACCTGGCCGTGCGAGACCGGGCCGGAGACATAGGAGACGTTGGCGGCAGTGATCGATAGCGCAGTGGCGAACGCCGTGCCCGCCAGTGCACACAGCACGGCGAACACGCTGATGAGCGTGCGGAACATTGGGGCCTCCTGGCGGCCAGATATGGAGTTCTGGAAGGGTGCGCGGGAACGACTCAATCGTTCCGCGAAGGTGACACAAACATAGGCCCAAACTCGGAAGTCTCGGAAGTGCCCGTCACCACTTTCTTGTGGACAGTCTGCGATCGAGGATCAGGCGCGCCCGCTCGAGATCGGCCGGCAGGATGTGCAGCGGGATATCGTTGAACAGATCGACGATGGTGGGACCAAGCTTTTCCGACCAGCGCATGTTGAGCGCGCGGCTGCTGATCTTGATCGGTGGACGTGCGGACGCGAGATCATCGGCGCAGTCCTGAAACGATTTCTTCAAGGCGATCGACCACAGGATCGCGCGGTCGATGGGATTGTCCCAGACCAAGGCGAGCACCGCCTTGAACGTGGCAGTGGCGAGATCGATCTCGGTGTGGCGCAGCGGGATCCGCGGGGTGGTCGGATCGGGCGCATAGTCGCGCGTCCGCTCGAGCACGGGCTCGGGCATGTTCGAGCGAATCGGCGCCGGGCGGATATCGGCCGTCATCGGGAAGCGCGTGAACAGCTCGGCCATGCGGCGCAGGCGAGCCGACACGAGCACGATGGTCCAGCGATCCTCCGGAAGTTCCTCGGCCTTGGCGGGTGGCCTGGTCTCGATCGTCGTCGAGGCGTGCAGGTTGCGCTGAACCATGCGCGGCTTGCCTGTCGCCGGATCGATCTCGACCTTGCGCGTGGCCTCGTCCTCGAATGTGCGCACGCTGATCCGCGTGTTGCCGCTGCCGTTGCCCATCGCCCGTCTCCCCGGAGCCTTGGCCCCGCTCACAAAAACTCGCTCTCGCCATCGCCCTGCCGAGCCTCATGCGCGGGCCGTTGGTCCATCCCTCGCGCGCGCGGCATACAGCATGGCTGCTGCTACAAGACTCTGATTCTCAATGTGACTCTGACTCTCTGATGTCGAATCGCGGCTCAACGATTTCAAACACTTAGCCCAAAAGATTCGCGGTCTCTTTGCGATCTGTCCGCGAACTGATGGCGGACTGATCGCCGAGTGATCAGCGATCTCCCGCCTCGGTCCACCGCTTTCCCCATCGTTCTCCACAGAACGATGCACAACATGAGGACGGAACGGCAGCGCCGTCTGTCCGCCGGAGTCACTGCCGCCGGAATCGTCCTCGCCCTTTTTCTTCTTTGGGCGGGTCTCGCTGCGCTCGGCCTTATCGGCCTCGGCGCGCTCGTTGTAGAGATTGCCGGCAGCATCGACCTTGATCTTGCCGCGCGCGAGCAACTCGGCCAGGGGCTTGTTGACCGAGCGATGGTCGCGACACTGCAGCAGGCCGGCGATCGCGCGCGCGTCGTTCGGCACGGTCTTGCCGTCGCGGAACAAGGCGATCAGATCGATATAGAGGCCCTTCGCCGCGAACGACAGGAGGCGCGTGCCGCCGAACCATCGATCGATGACGAACTTGAACCACAGATCCTTGAGACTCATCACTCTACTCTCGACGCGGTTTGATCCAGCCGATTTGCGGGCTCGGCAGCGCGCGTGCCGATCGATCCCAGACGAACCAGGCGAACGCGATCATGCCGCCGTGGCCTTTGTCCTTCGTGCGCGGCGGCCTCATCTTCGACCGTCCGACCACCCACACCCTCGACAGGCGCGAGCGCCGAAAGAACTCCGAACGTTCCCAGCCTCGAGCAGCAACACGCGGCCCAGCAACGCCAGCTTGCGCGCCCCAAGGGCGAGCGCGTGCTCGGCGAAGGCCTGCCAGAAGATGAAGGGTGGGTTGGTAATCACGTTGGGCTTGCGCAGCACCGTGGTCCGCAGGAAGTCGACGCCGCCGCGCCCATAGCCGCGCCCGATCAAATCCGTCGAGACCGTGCCGATACGCCGATAATCCTGCAGCACGCGCGAGAGGGCGCCATCGCCACAGGCTGGTTCCCACACACCACCGCGGAACGATTCGACATCGAGCAACGCGCGCGTCAACGCCGGCTCGGTCGGATAGTAGTCATGCCGGGCGCGCTTGAAGCCACGGGCAGCGCCGAGCCCGCGTGACCCTACTTTGGCGATCGTCATCTATGGTCTCCGCTGATCGGCACAAAGAAACCCGCCAGGCCGCAGTAGCGCAGGCGCTCGGCGTCGCGATGGCCGTAGGCGATCAATACCGAGGGTGCGCCGGCATTGGCCTTTGCGCGCTTGCCGTTCGCGCGATGGAAGTGCAGGCGGCCATAGAGGAACAGCGCCGCCGAGGCCCCCCCCCACACCGTTTCACGGAACCATTCGGTCTCCGTCCGCGCGAACGTCAACGCGATGCCGGTGCCGTGCTCCACGAGACGGCGCAGCCATTCGACGGCATCGCGGCTATAGGGCGGGTTGAGCCACACGCGGCCACGCCAGGGTGCCGTGAGGCCGTCCTCGCGCTTGGTAAGCATGCGTCTGGCGGTGCGCCAGGGCATGTTGGGTGGACAGCACGGATCGAGGTCGAACGGACCCAAGGCCTTGATGATCTCGGGTGGCGTCAACCACGTATCCGAGATCATGGCTGCCGACTGATGCGATCCCATGGCGCGACGCTTGCTCATGCCACGTCCACGAACAGCGGCGAATCGCCATTGAGGCGGCGCCGCTGGATCTCGACATAAGCGGGGTTGAGTTCGATCAGCACGGCGTTACGTCCGATCCGATCGGCGGCGAGCGCCGTGGTGCCGGATCCTCCGAACGGATCGAGCACCGTGTCGCCTTTGTCGGTCGAGCAGACGATGCAGCGACGCGCCAGCTCGGCCGGCATGACGGCAGGGTGGCCGGTGTAGGACGGTTGCGGCCTGATATGCCAGACCGTCGACAGGAACCACGGCTCGCCAGGATGGCGAACGCGGTATTGCTCGCTTCGCGCCAGCAGGAATAGATACTCGTGAGCCGTCGAGGGACGGTCGAGGCGCGGTGGCTCGGTCGCTACACCCTTGTCCCATATGATGGTGCTGCGCAGATACCAACCATCGGCGCGCAACGTGTCGGCGACCACGAACGGCGTGAGGGTGATGTCCTTTTCCTTGAACCCCGGCGATTGACGTCGCCAACCCTTGCGCTCGTGCGCGCCATCCCATTGCCGCCGCTTCGCGACCAGGGCGCCGCCCCCCCCGTTGCCTCCCGCGGCATAGCTGTCACCGATCTGCAGCCACAACGCCCCATCGGGACGCAGCACGCGCTTGAGGTCTCGGCACACCTCGGCAAGGGCATCGGCGAAATCGGCCGGGGTGCTCTCCTGGCCCATCTGGCCGGGCATGCCGTAATCCCGCTGCCGGAAGTAGGGCGGGCTCGTGACGATGCAGTGCACGCTCTCGGTCTGCAGCTCGAGTAGCTTGGCGCGCACGTCTCCTTGCAGGATCCGAACAGCCATCTAATCCGCCGCCCTCTCCTCGAGCCCGCCGTCATCGTTCGAAGCGAACTGCGAGAAGGTGATCGCTTGCGCGAGCGGCGGGCAGACCGAGTTGCCGCACATGCGCACCTGCGCCGTCTTGGTGAGTGGCTTGCCGTTCGGGCCGGGCGCCGCGATGACGTAGCTGCTCGGAAAGCCCTGCGCCCGGTAGAGCTCGGGCGGCTGCAGCATGCGCATCCCGATATCGACGATCGGCCAGCCCAGCACCGTCACGAGGCCAAATCGCGGCTTTGATGTCACCGTATGCAGTGGCTCATCGACGGCCTGGCCGTGCTCGGCCGCCGAGTAGTATTTGGCGATGAACGCCGAGACGCGCTCGGCGCCGGCCCGATCATCGTCCGAGAGATCACATTGCACGAGCCCATGGTGCGTGCCGCCGGCGGTGATCGTCTTGGCCGGCGACTCCGGATCCCCGTTGCCGCCGTCGCTGTTCGAGGTGTAGGCGTGCGAGAGCAGCGCCGCCACGAGCGCCTGGTTGGCGCCCTTGCCGGCGATCGTCGAGACCGGGCTCGTGCTCGGATGCCCGACCATGCCGGTATTGTGCTGCGCCATGTAGGCCGCCGCGAGCGAGCCGCCGTTCTGTGTCGGCACCACCGAGGCCATCGGTTGGTCGACCGGCCGCACCCGCGGGGCCTGGCCCACGCGCTCGCCATAGCGCGGTGTCAGCACCGCCGACACGAGACCGAGCGGCGCAGCGCCACCGGGCCGCTTGATGAAGCTGTTGGCCGTGATCGTGTGCAGCGGCTCATCGGCCCGGTGGCCGTCGCTGTTGGCGCGGAACTTGGTGACATGGGGCGCGATCAAGGCCATCTCGCCGCGGTGTGCCGCCGTCACCGTCTTGAGCGGTTCGTCGACCGCATGGGCGCGGTCGCCGCCATGGTGCGTGAGCGGCGCGATCAGCGGTTCGACAATCAGGTGTTCGGCCTTGCTCGTGATCGTGGTGACGGGCTCGCCGATGGCGTTCACATACTTCCCCTTGCCGCCGGTCTGGCCGATGCGGGCGATGAACGGTTCGACCACGGCGAATCGGTTCTCTACCGTCGCCGTGCGCAGTGGTTCGTCGATCGGTGATGTTCGATCCTTGCCGCCGTTTCCTTCGCCGTAATAGGCGGCGATGAACGGCTGCACGATCGCCGAATCGGCCTTGGCGGTGATGGTCTGCAACGGCGCATCGACCGGGCGCTCGGGGCTCTGGCCCATCCGGCCACCGACGCCGACGATGAACGGCCGATCGGCATTGACGACATAGCGCATGATGCCGCGCGCGATGCGGCGCAGCGTGTTCTCGGCGAGGTCGCGTTCGCGCGTGAAGATCGAGGGACACGGCAGATCCCAATCGATGCATTCGGCAGCGGTGCGCCAGGGCAACATGCCCTCGGGCACGTTGCCATCGGCATCGGGCTTGGCGTGTGTCGGTTTCGGCCAGACGATGGGTTTGCCGTCGCGGCGCGCCACCACGAACAGTCGCTTGCGGATCGTGGGTGCGCCATAATCGCAGGCGCGCAACTCACGGGTCTCGACCTTGTAGCCGAGCCGCTTGAGATCGCGGACCCATCGCTTGAACGTGAGGCCCTTTTGCACCGGGCAGGGAACGAGCTTTCCCCCCTCGGCCTCGATCAGCGGCCCCCAATCCTTGAACTCCTCGACGTTCTCGAGGCCGATGACATCGGGTCGCACGCGGCGCACCCAATGCACCACCACCCACGCCAGGTCTCGGATGCCCTTTTCGACCGGCTTGCTGCCCTTGGCCTTGCTGAAATGTTTGCAATCGGGCGAGAACCACGCGAACGCCACCGGCAACACGCGGAAGGGAATGCCGAGCTCTCCACACCGCTTCGCCGAGGCCTGGCGCACCACCTCGACCGGATCGGCTTTCCACACGTTCTGACAGAGGTGCATCGTGTCGGGATGGTTCGCCGCATGCAGCGCCACCGCCTCGGCATCGTGATTGATCGCCACATCGGGCGAGCGGCCGAGCGCCATTTCGATGCCGGTCGACGCCCCGCCCCCGCCGGCAAAATTGTCGATGATCAGGCTTTCGTCGAGGTTCATGACAGTGCCCTCGGCTTGCCGACCAGCACGAGCCACACGGCCGTCTTCGCCTCATCGCCGAACATGTCGGCGAAGAAATCGAGCGACACGCCGAGGCATGGCACCACCTGCTGCCAATGCTCACGCGCCACGACGCGATAGAGCAGGTCGACCGAGCCGAAATAGCGCGCGATCGACTGCCGGCGCACCTTGGCCAGGTCCGCGATCTGCTGTGCCGTGCCACGAAAATTGCCCTGGTTCGCCAGCACGAGGACGGCCGCGATCAGCGCCGTGCGTTGATGCTCGGCCGCGCGCTGCCGGGTAGGCGAGCGATAACGCCTATTGGCGGTCGCCTCGCCCGCCAATGTTCCATGTGAAACGGGCATGGACTATTCCGCCACCAACACGTTGCCGAACAGGAACCGCTCGGTCTCGAGGAACTCGCGGCGCGCCTGTTCGGGCGACCACCCCTTGATCTCGACGCCGAGGCCTTCCGGCTTGTCCCAGCCATGGCGTTCGACGATCGCGCGCGAGAACAGGGCGCGGCGTTCATCGTGCAGGATGGTGGTGTCCGCCGTCTTGATCTCGGGCGGCATGTCGCCCTCGAGGCCGAGCGCCTGGAAAATCGCGGCCTCGACCGCCTTCTCGATCAGCCGATAATCGGGCAGCGCCCTTTTCAGGGGCCGCACCACGTCGCCGAGGTAGGCCTCGCTGCCATCATGCACGAGCGCCCAGCGGGCACGGGGATAGTCGAGACGGCCCATGAAGTGACGGGCGAGCAGAACGGAATGCTCGGCCACGCTGTAGAACATGCGGCACTGGCCGTTATAGCGGCAGAGGTTCGCCAGACCGTGCGCGATGTCATAGATGCGCACCGCCTCGGGATCCGGCGAGGCCGGGCGGAACTGCACGCCGGAGGCGGTGATCATCCAGTCGCCGGGCGCGTCAACCGGCTCGTTCATCGAAGCACCTCAAGCAACAACGGGGAGACGAATGCGAGCAGGCCCAGCGCCATCGCGCCGAGCGAGATCGCCAGGCCGTGGCGCTGCGCGGTCATGCCGGCAGCGCTTCGAACGCCACGATGATCAGCGCGAGCTTATGTTCGACGTGAACCACCGAGCGGGCGGGATCGCGCCGGCGCAGCCGATCGATCTCGGCCAGGCACAAGGCACCGGCGCGCTCGAGATCCCGCCGCGGCGAGACGGGCTTCCACCATTGCGCGTCCCACGGCCAGCCCATCGGCAGGCGGTCATAGGCGATCGGTCCCTTGTACCAACCCGGCGGACCGGCAGGTGGCCGCGGCCGATAGTTGAACCGCATTTCCGCCGGCCTGACCGCGTGATGAAAATAGATCATCGCGGCGCGCAGCATTTCGCCGCCGTCATGGGCGTCATCGTGTTCGGGCGTATAGCCTTCCCCGAATATCTGCCGCATCCGCTCATCAATCATCGGCGCCGGAACGGTCAAGGTGACGTTCAATTGAGCCTCCCCGGTTCGGTCTCGAGGGTCGGGACATCGTTGCCATCCTTGTCGCGCGCGCGAACGGCGATGCCGGCACGTTCGGCCATGATCTGAACGACGGTGTTGAAGGCGCCGGCCCGGAACGCAGCGGGGGCGTGGCCCACGATTTCGCCGATGATCTGGGCGAGGGCCGAAACCGTCGTCATCGCATGCGGGCGGCCGGTCGGCTGGGCGTCGAGGTGCTCATTGAGCACCACGGCCAGTTGGCAGTGCAGGCATTCAGGATCGCCATCGGCGGCCAGCACACGGGCCTTGAGAGTGTCGAGATCGATCATTGCCCGCCCCCCCCGACTCGCGCGATCTCGAGGAGTTCATCGGGTGAGAGCGGACGCGGCTGGCAGAGCAGCCGCGCGCCGGGCGTATGGACGCGCAGCCGGACGGCCGAGATCCGGCACTCCTCCCGGCTGCCATAGACCGCGAGCTCGTAGCAGGCGCGCGGCTCGATGCCATCGACCGGACCAGGCGCCGGATTGATGAGGCAGAGCGTGAGGGCCACGATCACGGCGTTCACGACTTCACCGCCCGCTGTTGCTGGCGCGCCAAGGAGTCCTTGCGCGCGATGTCGGCCTCGAGCTGCCGACGCATGAACTCGACCAGATCGTTGACGCGCTTTTTCCGCTCGCCTTTCGGGGCGCCGTTCATGCGGGCGATCAGCCGCGCATGCTCGGCATTGATCGGCTTGCATGACGTGGTGCGGGCGGCCCTCACGGCTTCACCCCGAGGCGCTGCGCCGTTTCGTCGAGACGTTGGCGCACACGGCCAAAATCCTCGGCGAGGGCGGCACCCTGGCGCTGATGCTCGCGCAGCCGCTTGTCGAGATCGACCATCTCAACCTTGAGCGGTTCGAGTTCGACGATCGACCGCAGCGGCCCGAAAGCCACGTCGCGCAGATCGGCGATCAGCTTGATCGGTAGGTCGCCCGCTTCCTTGGCGACCCTGGCATCCGACCAACCCTCGGAATACTGGCCGGCTTTTTCGTCGAACGTGCCGATCAGGATATCGCGGACCCTGGCACGCTCCGGCACGGTGAGTTCGGTCTTGTCGGGGAGACGCGCCCCCCCCTGTGAGGCCGCGACGGCAACCGATGCCACCGGCGGGCGCTGTGTCGTGTGCAAGGTCAAGATGTTCCCTCCCTTCTTTCCCGAGTCGCCATGCCGCCCCTCGCGGCGCTTGCGCAGGCAGTCCGGGCAGGTGACGCCGCGCGTATTCCACGCATCGAAGTCCCACCCCTCGGCGCGGAATTTCTGCTGGATGAGTTCGGGGTTGTTGTTCGGCTGGTTCAGCCGAATTTCCTTGTTCGTTTCGCAGACGTGACACGCCGCACAGGCGAACGGCCGATATTGGCCGCCCGCCACTTCACGGGATTTCACCTGATACGAGAGACCGCGTTGCGAGGCGCGCGTGCCCATCGGATCACCTGCGGCCGCGCGCCTTGCGGCGCGTGGGGCTTTTCGGTTGGGCCAGCGGTGTAACAGGCGCGTACCGGCGCAGAGCCGAGAACAAGGAGCGCCGGCATTTCGCCACCTCGGTCCGCAGTGCCTCGGTCGCACTGAGGCAGCCGTGAATTTCACCGTGCTCGATGGCGCCGTCGCGCGCCGCGGCGGCCATCGTCGTCAACGCGCCGCCGATGGTGCCGGCGATCGACATGACGGCCGAGAGCGGCGTCGTCGCCTGCTCGGCCTGGCCCATCGGACAGGCATCGTGTGCCAGTTTCACGAGCAGCGCCGCGAACACCGGATCGAAACCGCGCCGCACGAGATAGGCATCGGTCTTGATCATCCGCTCGCCTGAGATCTCGCGCTCATCGTCGCTGTCGGAGAACGCCTGCAGCAGTTGCGGCGAGCAGCCCAGCTCGTTCGCGAGCGCATCGTCGCCGAGCAGCACCATGGCCTGGCGCACGGCGTCATGGATCGAATCCGGTTCGCGCAGCTTGGTCATGCAGCCTCCTGACGGACGGGCGCGTCGGAACGCGCGGGAGTGGTTTCTGCCTGTGCCGAACCCACGCGACGGCGCGCGGCGAGACGGGTGATGATCCCGGCAGTCGTCGGTGGCGTGAGCGAGGTGGAGCCCATGAGCGAGAAGCGCAGTGCGAGACGGATGCCGGTGCTCGGCGCCGTGGCGAAATGCAGGGCGCGCGCCTGGTTGCGCATTGCCATCACCAGGATCGATTGGGCATCGTCGCTCATCGGCCGTGTCCGTTCTGGCGCGCGGCCGATCGAGTGCTGTTCATGCGGCCTGCGACGGCCACTAGGCCGGTCCGGGCGCGCGGCAGGCGATCTCCGGCCTCGAACGAGCGCGGGATCAGCGCCTCGACGGCCCTGATCGTGGCCGCGCTGGGGCTCCAGGCCGGCCTGTCCATGCCAAGCAGAGCGGCGCGGGAAAGATCCGCCTCGCCCGCCAGGGCCGAGAACGAAATCTTGCGGGCCTTGCGGTAGGCCCGCAGGCGATCAAGCACGGCGTCGAGTCTGGGCGGCGATTTCATCGCCACAAGATTGCTTAAAGTTTTAGTCGGGTCAATTCAATGCTGCATAAAACCTTGAGCGCGCAAAATTTTAAGCATTCTGTCAGCCTTTCGGCCATGTCCTACGATGCCGATCGTGCCCGCAAGGCGCTGGTTATGTTCCTAGATATCAACAAGCTGTCCGCCCGAGCCGTGTGCAAAGAGGGCGGCCTGTCACCCTCGGCGATCAGCCAATTCCTCACCGGCCGGGCCGAGTCCATGGGCAACGACTCCTATGAGGCCATTGCCCTCGGGGCGCAGCGCGTGCTCGAGCAGCGCGGCATTCATCGCAAGGTGACGGTCGGTGAAGTGCGCGGCGAAGTGGCGGCGGTGGTCGACGTGCCGATCAGATCGATCGTCGGTGCCGGCGCCTTCGCCGAACCGTTCGACGACAACGTGATCGGCTACACGCCCGCGCCGCCAGATATGGCAGGGTCCGAGGCGACCATGGTGAAGGGCGATTCCATGGAACCGCTGTTCCACGATGGCGATCTGCTGTTTCACCGCCGCCTCACCGTCGATCCGGCGCGCTTTGCCGGCGAGATCGTCGTCGCCGAAGTCACGGGCGGCGACCATGATGGCAAGCGGATGGTGAAACAACTATTGCGCGGCACCCGCAAGGCTCGCTTTCACCTGATCAGCATCAATTCGCTCCACAAGCCGTTCGAGGATCAGGCGCTAAAGTGGGTCTCGCCGATCGACTGGATCAAGAAACAACGCCGAAGGGTTTGACGATGACGAAGCTGCTGGCAGTGCTTGCATCGCTCGCGTTCTGTCTCGCCGGGTGCGCCACCGCACCGATGGCACCCGCCGCCGAGGATGCGCGCGGCAAGACGTTCGAGGCACCGCCACCGGGCCAGGCGGCGCTCTACCTCGTGCGCCAGGGTATCTATTTCGGCGCACCGCTCACCAGCATCACGGTTGGGCAGCGCGCCGTTGGCACACTCACCATGGGAACATGGATGCGGGTCGACATGCCGCCGGGCCGCTACGATGTCCGCGCCGTGGCGGCGCTCGAAAGCGCCGCCGGCACCGTCGATCTCGCAGCCGGCGAGACGCGGTTCCTCTCGGTGCACATGGGCGCCACCCGCCTCACCGTCACCGAGATCCCCGCTGCCGAGGGCCGCGCCGCCGTTATGCAGGGCCAGCGCGCCGCCGAGATTCGCTAGCCGTTCGGGCTGGGGATATTTCAATCGGGGCCTTCTGAAATCATAAGCTGATTAATGTTTTAATCGTTCGCTTGAGTCCGCATAAACTTTTATGCATACTCCCGCCGTCGCTGCCCGCGTGGGGGTGACGATGGCGGCGAGGCCTTTTCGGGCGCGCCGCTCTTTTCAGGGGCCGCCCGCCGATCGACTTCACCGTTGATCGGCGGGCGATTGAAGCGGGCGCCGGACCATGAATATCGACGACATGATCGGACAGGATGACGCCGCCTTTGCCGGCGTGGTCGCTGCCCGCGCCAGGCAACTCTCGGCGCGGCCGGAAAGGCTGCAGGCCTTCCTCAACGGCCTGGCGCTCGATGGCACCCTGCGCCGCCCCGGCGTGCAGTCGGCGCTGGCGCCCTACATGAGCCTGCCCAAGCCGGAACCACGGACGCGCAAGCGCGCGCGGATGGCATCGGCGATCGCGCGGGCTTTCTCCTCGAACGGTTGCGTCACCCGCGCCGATCTCGAGGCCGAGGGCTTCGACGATGCCGAGATCGGCGACCTGTTCACCGAAGCGCGTCGCGTCTCGCGCGTCGCCGAAATGGTCATCTGATTTTTCACCGGAGGAGACAAACGTCAATGACTCTCGACATCACCACCATCCCGCCCGAGCGCCTCGAACTGCTCGACAACGCCACGCTCTACAATGGCCCGCACGGCGGCGGCACCGGCGGACCGGATTGCAAGCACTGCGCGCGCGAGCTGCTGCATGAGGTCATCACCGGCGTCCATGCCGATCGGACGCCGCCGGGTGTCACCGTGTTCGTCGACATGCTGCCGTCGCTGAACGACGGCCCGTGGCGCGACGATGCGCACCGCACCGAAGTCATGCGCCCCTATCTGCGCAAGATGGCGATGCTCGATCCGGCGAAGGACGTGCAGCGCGCGTTCGCCGTGGTCGACTATTTCTATCGCACGGCGCTGCCCAATCTGCTCGATGCCATCAACGAGGGCGCGCACGCGCAAGCGTTGCGCGCCCTGGCCCCCATCGTCGATGAAAAGAGCGCCCTCGACGCCCGCGCCGCCCTCGACGCCCTCGCCGCCCGCGCCGCCCGCGCCGCCCTCGCCGCCCGCGCCGCCCGCGCCGCCCGCGCCGCCCTCGACGCCCTCG